TATCAGGACATGTTGGACGCCGGTGTTGCAAAGGAATGTGCTAGATTTGTGCTCCCACAGGCAACACAGACACGTCTTTATATGAGTGGTAGTGTGAGGTCCTGGATACATTATATTGACCTTCGTAGTGCTCACGGAACCCAGGCAGAGCACAAGGAAATTGCAGAGAAATGTAAGTGTATTTTTGTGGATGAATTTCCAACTATTGCATCAGCACTTGATTGGATTTGTAAAGAACCACCTTCATTATTATTCTAAATACCTTTGTATATTATTTTATAAAATGCCAACATATCCTATTATTAATACAAAAACTGGTGAAACAAAAGAACTTTCTATGACAATGATTGAGTATGGAAAATGGAAAGAAGAAAATCCTGAATGGGATAAAGATTGGAGTCAAGGTTGTGCTGGGGTTGGAGAAGTTGGAGATTGGAGAAATAAATTAATATCAAAACATCCTTCTTGGAATCAAGTATTGGATAACGCAAGTAAAACACCTGGATCTAGAGTAAAAAAAATATAATGACAAGAAAAAGAAGAAATCCTGATCAACCAATAGGAATTGGTATGACTGTCAAGCAAATGAAAAGAAAAAAACCTCTTAATATAGATAGGCTGGTAGATATTAAACCAGTTACTGAGAATCAAACTAAACTGTTTGATTCTTATAATAGACAAAAGAATTTATTTGTCTATGGTTGCGCAGGAACTGGTAAAACATTTTGTACATTATATCTTGCACTGAAAGATGTGTTGAATGAAATTACTCCTTATGATAGGGTTGTGATAGTAAGATCTCTTGTAGCAACAAGAGAAATTGGATTCCTTCCTGGAGATCATGAAGATAAGTCAAGCTTGTATCAAATTCCATATAAGAATATGGTAAAGTATATGTTTGAAATGACTAGTGATTCTGAATTTGAAATGCTTTATGGAAATTTAAAACAACAAGAAAGTATTAAATTTTGGAGCACTTCTTTTATTAGAGGTACTACATTGGATAATTGCATTATTCTTGTGGATGAGTGTCAAAACTTGAATTTTCATGAACTTGATAGTATAATAACTAGGGTTGGAGAGGATAGTAAAATTATTTTCTGTGGTGATGCAACTCAGTCAGATTTGACACGTAATACTGAGAGGGGAGGTGTTATTGATTTTATGAAAATTATTCAAAGAATGCCAGAATTTGAATCTATAGAATTTGATGTAAATGATATTGTACGTTCTGGTCTTGTTAAGTCTTATATTGTAAACAAACTTTCTGCTGGATTTTGATGTTTAATCATGTTGATGTGAATTTGCCTTCTCTTGAGAGGGAAACAATTGATGGAGTAAGATATTATAAAGTTTTGAATGAAAACTCAATCAAAAAATTAGTTTCTATTACTTCTGTTACTAGTCATATTAATCGTCATATTTTTATTGATTGGAGAAAAAATGTTGGAGAAGTTGAGGCAAATAAAATTACAAAAGCAGCAACTAGCAGAGGGACAGATTTACACACTTTGGTAGAAACTTATCTGAATAATATATTAGAGTTTCCTGATGTTCAACTTATATCTAAACATTTGTTTAGGATTGCAAAATCAGATCTTGACAGAATTGATAATATTCATGCACTAGAAAGATCCATGTACAGTTTGCAACTAGGAATTGCTGGAACTGTAGACTGTATTGCAGAATATACTGGAAAATCTGGAATCCCAGAGCTTGCAATAATAGACTTCAAAACTTCAAAGAAACCAAAACCAAAAGAATGGATTGAGCATTATTTTGTACAGTGTGCAGCATATGCTTGCATGTTATATGAAATTACTGGTATAATAGTAAAAAAATTCGTGATTATTATGACATGTGAGAATGGAGAATGTGAAGTTTATGAAGAGTATGATAAGAGGAAATATGTTAAATTACTATCAAAGTACATCAAAGAATTTGTAGATTTTAAATTAAAAGAATATGGAAAATGAAATATCAGCAGTTTTAGATTTAAAGTTTCTTTGTCCAGTTAGGTTTTCAAAAATTATAGAAGATCTAGTAAAAGAAAATGAAAGCATGAATTATATTGATGCTATAGTATATTATTGCGAATCTAATAATATAGAACTTGATTCTGTGGCTAAGTTAATAAGTAAACCTCTCAAGGAAAAATTAAAATGTGATGCTATCAATTTAAATTTCTTAAAAAGAACATCTAGGGCTAAACTTTTAATATGACTCCTTTTGATGCTTATAAACAATATATTGCATTTAAAAATCATTTTAGTAAATTAAATTATGATTATTGCAAATATTCTGGAAAGTCTAGAGCATCTATATTATCATTTGAAAAAAGAAAAGATAAGTATTTTTTTGAAAAAATATCTAGACAAAAGAATGATGATGAAATTAAATCTTATTATGTTGCTAATTTTGTTGAGTGTAATGATCCATCTACATTGTGGATAGGTGAAATTATAAGAAATGGTGAAATTAATTTCAATTCTTGGAAATCTAGAAATCAAAGTTTAAAATATAGATTTTCTGAAGAAATCAAGAACCTTTTTGAAAAATATAATTTTGATGAAATTTTTAATGTCAAAGTAAACAATCATCCTATCATAGTAAAAGAATTTTATAAAAAAAATATATGTATAGAAGTGATGGTTATTCTTGAAAAACTTTTATCTTTTTGTGAAATCTTAGATGAAAAAATTCAAGATCCTATATGGGAAGGTCTTTCTTTAAGAATTAAAAAATATCAACCCTTTTTAAATTTTAATAATATGGAATATCAAATATTATTAAAAGATATAGTACAAAATGTCAAAAAGAATATTTGACATTTTTTAATTTCATTGCTATAGTAATGAGTGACAATCCTATCAATCTATTTAATCAGAGGTAATTAATGTCTTTTTCGAATTTAAAAAAACAATCTAAACTTGGATCTCTTACTTCTAAGCTTGTTCAAGAAGTAGAGAAAATGAGTTCATCTGCAGTTGGTTCTGACGAAAGACTGTGGAAGCCAGAAGTTGATAAAGCTGGCAATGGATTTGCTGTTATTCGTTTTTTGCCTGCACCAGAAGGAGAAAGTCTTCCTTGGGCAAAAGTTTATAATCACGCATTCCAAGGAACAGGTGGATGGTTTATAGACAATTGTTTGACTACAATCAATAAAGAATGTCCAGTATGTGAAGCAAATAGAGAATTGTGGAATACTGGAAGTAAAGCAAATCAAGAAATAGTAAGAGAACGCAAACGTAAACTTTCTTATTATAGTAATGTATATGTAATTCAGGATAAGGCTCATCCTGAAAATGAAGGTAAACTATTTTTATTTAAATATGGTAAGAAAATTTTTGATAAGATTACTGCTGCAATGAAGCCAGAGTTTGATGATGAAACTCCTATTGATCCATTTGATTTTTGGAATGGTGCAAACTTTAAAGTTAAGATTGTCAAAAAGGATGGATATTGGAACTATGACAAATCAGAGTTTGAAAAGTCAAGTTCTTTGTTTGATGACGATGATGCAATGGAGGCACTTTGGAAAAGAGAATACTCTCTTCATGATTTTGTAAATCCTGAAAAATATAAGGATTATGATCAACTTAATACTAGATTAAAATCTGTTCTTGGTAAATCAAAACCACAACAAAAGGTTGATGAGTCATTTGAGGATGAGGACGAAGGTTCTTCTGCTCCTGTTCCAGAGGATCTTAGGAGAGAGCTTTCAAAACTCTCATCTTCATCCAAAGCAGAATATGAAGATGAAGATGATATTCTTAGTTCATTTCAAAAACTTGTTGATGATTAATTATCTTGAGGAGAGAACTCTTAACATCTCTCCTTTTTTAGTATTGTCATCTACATATTGAGATGAGAATTGATATGACATAATATCTTTCATATCATCTATTGCAGATTGTAAATATTTATTTCTTAGTAAAAATATATTTCTTTTTGCTTCATTTTTATTTCTCTCATATTCATATATGCTTATTAATTTTGTTGGATTTATTGTAACTATTCCTATATTATTTAAAATTGAAATTGCACTGTTAAATCTATATTCATTTGAATCAAAACTTAATTGATTGGAATCAAAAGTGTAATATGAATTAGGTGTAGATGATTCATTGTATATGTTTTCATCAAAATATGTTATGGAGAAATTAGAATCAACCTGCTTTCCCTCAGGAATTATAAGTTTTCCTTTGCTGTCATAAACTGCTGTAGTTTCGTAGTGATGTGGTAATTCTAATTCTGAATTTGTATATTTTCTTTGTATATATTGATTGAATTCGTAGTTTGATAAAGGCCATTCATTTTTAATATTTAATATATTATTGGAAATTAGAACTATCCAATCATATGAAGAAGATCCATATACTTTTTCTGCAACTTGTTCTGGACGTTCTTCTCCTGTTATTATATATTTTGTAAAGGCTGTTACATTTTGAAAAAGGTCATCACGAATTTTTGCTCTACGAAATAGATTCTTAACTCTTACATAGTCGTGAGATGAGTTTCTATTTTGTTGTTGAGATTGGTAAAGTAAGTCTGATACTTCTCTGAAATATGTCATTGTCCACCTCTTTGTTGTTCTATAAATTTAAATTCTTTTTCTGTATTTTCTGGCCCTATTGAAGAATCATCTATATAATCATCATTAAATATTGGAGTAAGTTCGCTGAATCCAAGATTCATTGATACTGCTACTGGTTGTGATCCAACATCAGAGTCATTGTACGCAGCATAAAATCCATCTGGAGTGTAATTTACATTACATGAAACTAGAGCACAGGTTTTTATTTCAAAAATACTTTTCATGCTCCCGCTTTCTGTTTTTGGTGATTTGAATTTAATTTTAAAAAGATTTGGAGTTCCTAAAAAGAATGAGAGTTCAGAATTTGTAGATCTTTTTGGAGACATACCTTTCTTAAAAAACTTAATAATATATCTAATGTGTTTTGCTTCTTCTTGACTTCTTGGTGACATTTTAAAGTTAAATCCAAATTGTCTTAATTTTGGTCCACTGAACAATAATTCCATATTTGGATTAATTGCAGCTCCAGTGGCTCTTGTTATAAATGCCTCTGGATCAACTTGTACTCCTAATTTTTTAAGTGCTAATGCAGCAGCGTTTGTTGATAAAAACTGTATCAGTCTAGTTCTTGCTCCACCATTTTTGATGAGATTTCCAAGGGTATCTCTTGCAGTAGCGCCTGCTTCTTGCATATCAAATTGTGATAAATCGTTTGCAATTTTAGCTCCACCTGGTAATAATAATGCTGCAATGTTTGATAAACTACTATCTCCCCATCCAGTTGTATTAGTTTCTGTTAATTCATTTGGCATTGGTAATGTTACAGTTCCCAAAATATCTTGCTTTGAAAATTGATTTTCTCTGTTTTGAAGAGATCCTGTACTTACATCATCATTATTTAATTTTGCTGCAATATAATTAAATTGTGTTATGATAATTCTATCTTGATGTTTGTTCATAGTCTCAGGATATATTAACCATTCTTGATTTTTGAATTTTTCGCTTTTGAATTTTTCACTGAGGTCTTCTAGTGGAGGAGATTCTAATGGTCCTGATGGTCTTGGTGTGGGAGTTGGTTGATTTCTAATTAATCCTAAAGATGCTCCTTGCTGAGGAGCATTTCTTTCAAAAAATGTCCTCCTATGACTATCTAAGTTAAGTCTCAACGACCCAGCAGTAGCAACCTCTGATTCTGTAAAGTCTTTGTCATATTTTTTATTAATATTATCCCGTAAGTTTGTAAAACTGTTTGGACCATCAGGTTTCCATTTATACCCTTCATTCTTATTTGAACGCAAAGTTGGATAGACATCATCTCCATAGAACCATTCTGCATCTCCATTTGTTGGGTTAATAAGAATTCTTCCGTCAATGTCCAGATTTCCTATTCTTACAACTACTGGATATGTTCTTTGCTCGGGAATTGCCATAGTTATTTACCCCACACTCTTTCTGAGGGAATTGGAATTTCTACACCACCCAAGTCCCTTACAAATTCTTCTATAGGCAGTAAGCAAATTGTACTCCATTCTTGTATTGCTAAATTTAGATAAGGACTTTTTACCTCTGATAATAAGTATTTATGTGCTCCTTTACTGACTCTTGGGATTTTATTTTCCTTCAATCCAGATGCCATTCCCACTCTTTCTCCTGGAGAATAGTAATGTAAGTTTATTGCAAAAAATGAGTTGGGATTTGCACTTAAAATAAATGAAAGTGGATACTTGTCGTAGAATGGAAGATCTCTTCTTGTTTTTGCTTTATATTGATAAAACATTAAACTAAAAAGTTTAGGAAATGCTGTAATTTTATTTTGATCTCTATTAAATGATACATCTGCATCATCATTTATTTCTTCATTAATTAATGATAATGGGTTGTTTTCCTTTTTTATATTTTCAAATATTTGAGATCTGTACCAACCTTTTGATTCTGTAACACCGTTTGATTTTTCTTGAATTTTTTCGAATATAGTTTTGTATGCCATTATACTCCTAAATTATCTTCTGTTAGTATTTGAAATGTCCATTTTCTATCTTCGCAAAATTCTTCAGCTGCACTCCATTTTGCTTGATTTTTTGCAAATTCTTTCATTTCTGTAAGTTGCTTTTGGTTCATTTTCTTTGCAGTTTTTGGTCCAGCTACTTGTCTTTTTGGCTTTATTTCTATCAAGCTTTCCTTAATAATATTATCAGAGTCTTTGTATTTGATATAAAAATCTGGAAAATATTTATGACAACGATTATCTATAGGAGAAATGTAAGGGATCCAAATTTCTTCAGATGACCATTTAATAATATTTTCATTTATGTCGCAGTAATTCATAAATTTAAGTTCCCATAAGGATCTGTAAATTATATTTTTACAATCTCCTATGTATTTTTGATAATATGTTGGTTTAAATGTTCCTTTATAACTCATACATATATTATAGGAACTTAATTTATTTAGATGGATAATAATATTTTTGTTAATAGAGATTTGTACTTAGGGGGAACAGATGCATTGCTAACTGATGTATTGGGAGGAGGGTTGTCCTTAACTTCAACCTTTGCTATCAATATTAAGGATGTTGATCCTTTAGCTCAAGAAATTTCATTTTTGGCATATGAGGCAACTCTTCCTGGATCATCCTTTCAAGTTGGGGAGTTATTTGGAGATAGGCAAGGGATATCAGAAACTTATGCCATTAAAAGAGTTTTTCCTCCTGTAGATGTTAGTTTTTATATTAAGTCTGATTATGGGTCTATTAAATATTTTGAAAACTGGATGCGTAAAGTAAGTACGTTGGATGACGATCTGCTAAGCCCCAGATCTAGTTATAAATTTAATTATCCTAATACATATAAAAAAGCAGTTAATATTGTAAAATATGAGAAAAATTTTAGAAGTAAGGAGAATAGATTAAAAAAAGGCGGTCCTACTGTAGATCCTTCAACTATAACATATTCATTGCTTGAGGCTTATCCTGTAAATATTATTGCGATTCCAGTTTCATATGATCAACCTTCCATTCTGAGAACTACCATTACCTTCAATTATACTAGATATGCGTATCAAACTAATTATAAAAGGAATTAAATTCTTGATGTTTTGTTTGAGAATTTGATCATAAATAATCACATACAAATTCTGTAAATTGTTATGCCTTTGCCTAAAATTGTAACTCCGATATATGAGTTGAATTTACCTTCTAATAAAAAGCAAGTTAAATATAGACCTTTTTTGGTTAAGGAAGAAAAGGTTTTGATTCTTGCAATGGAAAGTGGAGAATCTAAAGATATTACAAATGCAATTAAGAATGTATTGAATGCTTGTATTTTGTCTAGAGGAATTAAAATTGACAGTCTGCCTAGTTTTGATATTGAATATCTTTTCTTGAATATTAGATCTAAATCAGTAGGGGAATCTGTAGAATTGGTTGTAACCTGTCCTGATGATGATAAGACTCAAATTGATGTGGTAATTAATATTGATGAGATTGAAGTTGTGATTCCTGAGGGACATCAATCAGAGATTCAGATTGATTCTAATGTACATGTTAAAATGAAATATCCTTCTCTTCAAGAGTTTATAGATAATAATTTTGATTTTTCTAAGACAAATGGTAGTGAGGAAACTATTAATAAATCTTTTGAAATTGTAGCATCTTGCGTTGATGTTGTTTATACTAAAGATGATTCTTGGTCTTCTAGTGATGTGTCTAAATCTGAAATTGTAGAATGGCTTCAGACTATGGATGCAAATCAATTTAAAGGGATTGAAAATTTTTTTGACACTATGCCCAAACTTTCTCATACTATAAAAATTATTAATCCAATAACTAATGTTGAGAGTGAAGTTGTTTTGGAAGGACTTTCAAGTTTTTTCGGATAGTTCTAGGTCATGAGGATCTAGAATCTTATTATAGAATTAATTTTGCATTAATGCAGTATCATAAATACTCTTTGTCTGAACTCGAAGATATGATTCCTTGGGAAAGGGAGATTTATTTGGCACTTTTGGAAAATCATATTAGAGAAGAGCAAGAAAAATCAGCTAAATCAAATTAATGTTACCATTAAAACCACCAGAAGGAATATTAGATCCACAACAACCTTGGTATCCTGTTGATCGGGTTGGTGAAAAAATTTGGATAATATTAAAAGCTAAACTTACTGGTGGAGAAGCATTTGGGACATCTTATTTATCATTTGTATATTTAACAAATGCTGATGCTGATAAATTAATTACAAATATAAAGAAGTATGGTAAGTATCCTCAGGTAAATCAAACTGGTGGTGCTGGTGGATACGAAAATTTAGAAAAATATTATGAGTGGTTAGTAGAAGAGTTTCTTGAGAAACCTTTTAGAAAACAAGTAGATGATAAGATTGAAGAAGCTTCCATTGCTTCTAGAATGAAAGATATAGAGGCGGAAAGGCAAAAGTCAAAAGAAGATAAAGCCAAATCTTTTATTTCAAAATCCACTTCATTTAGACCTGGGAAAAGGATAAATGCTAAAGTTTCTAAAGTATCAGGATTAATTCCAAAAAGAGCCATTCCTCAGAAACTGGTGGATGCAATATCAAAATCAGAAGAACAATCTGAAAATACTGCTGATAAAATAGGAGCTCCTCAAAGAGTTGTAACTTCTTTGGGAAGATTGACTTTAGATTTGGTGAATGTTACTGATAATTTGGATAAAATTCGTGATGTTATAGAAAATGATTATAAGAATACTAGACAACTTAACAAAAAAGAAGTAGATGAATATAGAAAAAGAGTTGCGAATCGTGGAAGAATATTGGGAAGAAGGGAACTTGGTAACAATAAAAATGATTTGAGTGGTCTTATTAAGAAATATGTAGGAGGATTTTTTAGTGGTGTTGGCGGTTCTATTAGAGGATTGTCAATGATTAATCTTCTCCAGGCAATGATGACTGGAAATCCAGGAGCAATGATAGGACCATTGCTTGGTATTGGAGCATCTTATCTTCCTGCTATAGGAATTGGATTGGGTGGATTGATTGCTAAAAGTTTATTGGGAGGATTGTTTGGGGCAGGTAAAGGTGCTGATGGTGGAGGTAGTGGAGGAAGAGTTCCAAGAAATTCTGCTGGTGGATTTGGAAAATTTGGAAAATTTGCTGCCCTTGCTACTGCAGGTCTTTCTTTGGCAAGTGTAGCTTCTAATATGAATAAGAAAGACTCCTCTGAAGAAAGATTAGAAGACCTTACTGAAGAGCAAAAATCTGCATTAGATCCTAAAAATTTAGTTCCTATTCCTCAAGATGATCTGAAAAAATTTGAAAGATTGAATCTTAAATTTGAAAAGGCATTAGATTTCTTAATGAAAGGTGTATCTGATAATAATACTAATAATACTACTACTACTAATAATAATACTAATAATAATACTTTAGATCCAGATCCAAATCTCAATCCTGTAGATATTGCTAGTAGCGAAAAGGAACAGTTGTTGAGGTTAATGCACCACGAAGCTGGAGGTGAGGGTGAAGTTGGGATGGCAGCAGTTGCCAAATCTGTTATGAATAGAGCTTCTCTTATCCAGAGTGGATCTGTTCCTCCTAGTACCTTTTCATCTTCCAGCGGAAGTATTACTGATATTATTAAGGCACCTGGTCAGTATCAGCCATATAGAGAAGGGAAGTTAAATACTGCATTAACTAACGATCAAAGGCAAAAAGCACTTTCAGCATTTAATCTTGCTACTTCGTCAGAAGATATGAAACAAAGATTACGTGCCTCTGGAAAAACTGAGGATCAAATAAAATTTATTATGGCTTCTACTGGGTTTAGGGCTATAAGTGCAGGTAATGACAATTCTGCTAATGTTAATAATGTTACTCTTGGGGGACATATATTTAATACTGCTGGTAATACAGAACTCAATTCTCCAAGAATTCCTGCAATTTCTAATATGCAAGTAGTACCAAGATCTTTGCCGTCAGGTGTGAATACTCCCCCTTCTGAAGCACGTCCTTCTTTGACAATCAATCCAATAGCAGTGAATAGTAACGTTAATAATTCTTCTACTTCTGGGAACAATGATACTGTTCCTTCTTTTGGAACTTCTTATTCTGAGAATTTTTTGACCATGTATTCTAAATTAATCTATCAAATTGTATAAAAATGGAAAATGATAATATTCTCACTCCTATAAAAGCAAAACCTAGAATTGTTGCAAAAGTTTCTAAAATAGAAAATATTGTAAAAATATCTACAGAAGCAAACCTTGCTTCTGCTAAATTACTTAAAACTTTTGAAAAAGGTACTTATCAAAAGAAAACTCAACTTTCTGTATTAAAAAGATATAAAAGAAGACTTGATGGTATTGATAAGGTAAATGATAATAACTCTACCAAAAAGAGAAAAGAAAAAGTAAAGCAACCAGATATTAAAAAATACTTAGGAAATTTTTTTTCTGCAGGTTCTGATCCACTTAAATCTATAGCTGCATTGGCAGCATTTAAAGCTGCTTCTAAAATTGGAACTGGAAAACCTTTTGAGGCACTTGGTCCTGCATTGGTAGCATCAGGAATTCTTTTGGGTCCAGGACTATTAAGGCTTGGTACAAAAGCTATGTTTGGTGGAGGTCTATTTAATTCATCTTCTAGACCTAGAATTACTACTAGTGGAGGGAAAGATATATCTAAGAGTAGAAATCCTTTTAAAAATACCTCAGTGACCACTGGAAATTCTTCTCGCAACCCTGGAAGAGGG